ATGATGCCCACCTCGAAAGCCCAAGCGGCCCACGTCAAGGAGCTTCGCATTTCCGATGCTCGTGGCCAGCGCAGGCGAGAGCTTCCGCGCACGATCCAAGTCTCGCTCCTGATCGGTGATCAAAAGGACCGGATCGCCACAAAGTATGGCAAGTCTGAGTTCAACATAAACCTGAAGCGAGAAAGCGAGATCGCCCGCTTCTTCGAGCATCGGTACGGTGGCGAGGATTATGTGCTGCCCGATGACGACGCCGGACGCGACGACGCGCTCTTAATGGCCCACCATCAGGTTAAGCTTGCCCACGGTAAGCGCCGGGCCTTGAACTGGATTGCGGCGCGTTGCCCTTGGATGCAACCAGCCGAAGCTGAGCAGATCATCGCCCGCGCCTATGCACAAGACTGGAACTTTACCGCCGACAAGCTCGCCGAACGGCTCGGCCTGACCTTCGATCTCCGCAATGCGCTCGGCGTTACGACAATCGGATCGGTCGATGTGGATAAGGCAGGGCGCAAAGAGCTCCGGAAGGCCAAGGATCGCGAGTATCAGGCGGCAGTCCGCGCGGCCTCCGGAGCGACGCCTCGGACGCACAGTATCCGTAAGCTTGAACCGTGGAGTAACAGGGCTGAACCGATGAGTGTGGCTCAATGGTATCGCTTACCTAAATCGCAGCGGGATCACGAGGTTGAGGCGCTGAGACAGTTTCGTCGGCAGCAAGATACGGAGTATCCCTCAGGGGCCGACGAAACATTCTCAGGCACCGAAGGGCTGGCTCAGTCTTCTAGAACGTCGCGTGAAGATATGGCCCGCACCGGGGCCGGACGCGGGCTTGAGGCCGCGCCGGGTCAGGCAGCGGGGCATGATCACAGCACCCGGTGTGACAGCCCGCCCGAGCTTTGTGACAGCGAAGCCCGGCTTTGTGACATCGACGAGCACACATCGGAACCTGACGGAATGAACTCAGACCTTCGAAACCGCGCCAAGCGGTTTTGCGACGATCTTCCCTTCCTTACTTTTCGCGACGGCCTTCCTTTGGTTCAGCAGCACACAGCACCATGAGACATGCCCCCAACAACCACACGCCCGGTCTTTCCATGCGGAGTGAGCGTGCCCGTCAAGGGCCAGCGAGCGAACGACGCACAGATAGGGACAGGGAGGGTGGATGCAGCACGACTGTTGTGACTTACGCTAAGAGCGCCTTGAGGGCGCACGCTACAGTCACAAGATCAACATTCTTTCTCCGGTTGAGAAGAGCGCAACAATGAACATGCAGGCACAAGGCACACACAGGGCCAAGGGCGGCCATCAAGGCCGACCCGATCACGAGCACCCCGACAGCGATCAACGCGATTTTAAACCGTTGGAAAGGCCGTCACGGGTCCCTCCAGACGTGCAGCATGCGGGGGCGCCGCACCCCGAGCCATCGCTAGTTTATGGAAATTCCCATGCCCACGCATAAAAACCTGACACAACGCGCGTTCGCCAAGCTGGTCGGCCTGTCCCACGGCAGGATCGCGGAGCTTGTTTCGGAGGGCCTTCCGGTGGAGCCGGGCGGCGGCATCGACCCCGACCGGGGGCGGTCATGGATTGCGAACAATCTCGACCCGAAGCGCCGCCTGTCCGCCAAGCCGTCGCTGGGCTTCACGTCCGATCTGCAACCGCCCGATGCTTCCCCGCTCGCGCAGATGCGGACCAAGAAACTCCAAGCCGAGGCCCGGCTCGCCGAGCTTGATGTCTTGCGCCGCACCCGCACGGTTGTTTCACGCGCGGACGTCACTGCCGCCGCCTTTGGCCGGGCACGCTTCGAACGCGACGCATGGCACGGCTGGGCCGCTCGTGCGGCATCAGAACTGGCCGCAGCCTCTGGCGGCGATGCGGGCATTACCTTCACGACCCTTGACCGCCTCGTCCGCGAGCATCTGGCCGAGCTTGCAAAGACGCCGTGGTCGGTCGACGGCTCACAAGAGGACGCATGACAACCGCAGCACAATGGTTCGACGAGCAGTGGCGGGCGGGCCTCGCGCCCGACCCGGAAATGACGGTCACGCAATGGGCGGAAGCCTACCGGATGCTTCCGGCAACGGCGGCAGAACCGGGCCGCTGGCGGACGAGCAGGACACCCTATCTCGCGGAGATCATGGCAACGCTTTCGCCGTCATCGCCCATCGAGAAGGTCGTCGTCATGAAGGCGGCACAGGTCGGCGGCACCGAGGTCGGCCTCAACCTCTTGGGCGCGATCATCCACTTGTGGCCGGGCCTTTGCCTTCATGTCAGTCCGACAACCGAGAGCGCCAGGCGCATGGTCCGTGCACGGGTCGATCCCATGATCGAGGCCACACCCGAATTGTCCTCGCGCATCGTCACGCCCGGCCCGCGCAAGAGCGGCAACTCGCAATTCTTCAAAGCCTATCCCGGTGGCGCGGTAGCCTTCGTCGGCGCGAACAGCGGCGTGGGCCTCCGCTCCACGCCCGCCCGCTTCGTGGTCCTCGATGAGACGGACGGCTTTCCGATGAGCGCAGGAGAGGAAGGCGATCCGGTCCAACTTGCCACCGCGCGAACCGCAACCTTTCGCGGCCGACGGAAAATACTCCTGATCTCCACGCCGACGATGGCGGGCATGAGCAGGATCGCGGCGGCCTACGCGGAGAGCGATCAGCGTAGGCTTCATTTTGCTTGTCTCCATTGCGGCGAACGCTTCGCGCCGACATGGGCCGACATTCGATGGCCGGAAGATCACCCCGAGGCGGCAACTCTCGTCTGCCCGCAGTGTGGCGGCATCCATGAGGAACGTGAAAAGCCGACGCTTCTCGCCGCCGCCGAATGGCGGGCCACCGCGCCGGGCGACGGACGGACGGCGGGCTTTCATGTTTCCGGCCTCGCATCGCCCTTCGTCTCGTGGGGCGAACTTGCGCAAGAGTTTCTTGCATCGCGCCGTGATCCCTCGCGCTTGCAGGTCTGGACGAATACGGGCCTTGGCGAGGTTTGGGAGGATCGTGAAACCTCGCCCGTCGAGGTCGAAGCCTTGATGGCGCGGGCAGAGGAAGCCGATCCGCCGTGGACGGAATTGCTGCCCGACGGCGTGGCGCTCATAACCGTCGGTGCGGACGTTCAGCAAGATCGCATCGAATGCGAGTTCGTCGCGTGGGGCTCGGGCGAGAGGTCGTGGTCCATCGACTACGCCGTCGTGTGGGGCGACACCGCGCAGGATGCGGTCTGGCAGGCTTTCGATCAGCTTCTCCTCCGCCGCTTCCGGCATCGCCGCGCCCTGCCGGATCTTGCCGTCCATGCCGTTGCCATCGACGCGGGCTATCGGACGGATCGCGTCATGGCCTTCGCGCAGGTCCGCGCCAACCGGCGCACGTGGGCGATCAAGGGCCGGGCCGGGGCTGGTGTGAAGCCGTGGCCAGCAAGGCCACCAAAGCCGCGCCGGGCAAGCGCGGGCGTGGTCCACATTGTCGGCGTTGATGCGCTCAAGCAGACGATCATGGCAAGGTTGCGCATCGCGGAACCGGGACCGGGCCATGTCGCCTTTCCATCGGACAGGGACCGCGAGTGGTTCACGCAGATCACAAGCGAACGCGTCGTGCGCAAGTTTCATGCCGGGCGGGCGCGGCTCGAATGGGTCGCGGACAAGACGATCAGGAACGAGGCACTGGACGCGCGGACCTATGCCACCGCCGCGTTGCATGGCCTCTATGCCCTCGGCGTATCGTTGGAAGAACGGGCGAAGGCCGCGATGGCGGCACCGCTCCGATCCAGTTCGCCCTCGCCGGATCGGGCGGAACCCGCGAAGGCTCAACCTCGCGTGATAAGGTCGAGGTGGCTGGACCGCTGAATGGCCGAGCGCAGCTGATCGCTTCGATGGAGAAGGCCAAGGGCGGACAACGCATGAGCCGGAGGTTACTGATACTTGCGGCGCTTGAAAGCGGCGACGTCGGCAGCGGACAGCTTGAACCACTCTCCGTTGGCACGCTTGTCGGCAAACCGTCGATGCCAATAGGCTTCAATGCCGGGGGGATCATCTGTCCGGATTGAGTGTTCGAGAACAGCAGCATCCGGAAGAGCGGTACGAATTTGCTTCACACGCTTCTCTAGTTCATCGCCGCGCCCGATCTTAAAGTAGGCTCCCGCCTTGATCAGATAGACATAACCCTCCCGCTCAGCCGCTAAGCGGGGATCACTCGACTTCGGCGGAAGTATTGAGAGCAAGTCTTGGTACTCTTGCTGCTGCGAAGCCCAATCCCTTAATCCCTCAACCATCGCTGTCTTGCTACCAAAGTGAGCATCCAAGCTACTTGAATGAGGAAATGCCGGATGCTCTTTTTGATAGAACATCATCTGATACTTGGTCGGAAACGCCCTAAAGTGCCGGCAAGCCTCTGCCAGATGAGGGAACACTTGATCGGGGTCCCATCTTTGAATGAACTTTTGTGGCTCGAAGCCCGCTTCAATGACGGCCTCGCTCCATTTGGTCCAGAACTTGCCTAGCCATTCGCTCCCACGAATGCCTGTCACGCGTGCAAACTTTTCGCGGCCCGGTGGCGTCCCACCATTGGCCGCCGCAAGTCGCTTGATTTCCATAAGTATTTTTTCTCGCATAAGCAGAAGACTAGGACACCGCGTCTGTGCTGACAAGATCGCCAACATGCAAAGGGACGGGGATCGCCGTTCCGATCAAAGCTTAAATTCAGGCAATGATGTTTCTCAAGAGAAAGGGACAGGGAGGGCGACCGCACAATACTCCCGAAATTTCGGGAGTTTCAACAGCAGTCCGATTACTCCCGCATTCGCCGGATTTTCTTCCCAGCAAAAGCCGTTGCAATGATGGCTTCCCGCCTTCCGTCGCCTGCAAATGGACCATATATGGTCCACTAATTGCAAATTCACCTCAAGTGGTATCAATATGGTCCACTAATCAGTGGGTTACAAAGCATACAAAGATGTGCTATACAGGCGATTAACATGAGGGCCACCACATGAAGAAGATCACGGCTGCGGACTTTTACAGGCTCGTAGGCATCAAGGAAAACAGTCATAAAGCTTACGTCTCGCGCGGTGAAGTCGCACTCGCCTTCGGCACATCCCGCCCGAACGCGGGTGGAGTTTTTCTGGACCTCGATGTCGTCGCGTCTCTCCTGACCGACGAACTGACCCCTGCGTTTTCTCGCAAGACGGCTGCGACCCTCATTCGTGCATTCGCCGACGTATGGCTCCACGCCGTCACAATGGCCGAAGCGGAAGCCGAGCCCGCTTTCCTGATCGTCGCTGAATTTGGCGCGGCAACATTTGGAAGGCGCGGTGAAACGCGTGAGGGCGTCAACATCGGCGCGGCCACCCTTGCAGAAGCTTGGAAGGCGATGCAGCACGGAAAGAAAGTCGCCGACCGCATGACGTTCGTCAACGTCACATCCCTGCTCCGCGATCTCCGAAGCAGGGCGGCAAAGGAAGGCATCGATCTTCCAGAAGTCTTCGTGCCTCGCGACGATCCGGCATTCATGACCGAAATGGAAGATTTCCGTGCCCGTCGAGAAGCCCATGCGGCGCGTGTCATTGCAGCGAGGACAACGCCATGACCACAGCGCGAGAACGCATCGAGGCCATGCGCGTCAGGGCGCGAGGCGGCGCACTGTTCACATGCGAGCAGATCGCCAAAGAACTTGGCATCCCTGTTGAGGAAGTGATGAAAGTTGCCCTTTGTCACTTCAACCGACCTGACGGCTTCATCCCTGCACCTCATGCCGGAGAGACAAAGCAGTGATCGATTGGCTCTCCAAGCTTTTCTCTAGCGCTTCCACCCCTGCCCGTGTCCGCTCCTATGACGGCGGCGCGGGCGGACGACGCTGGAAGGGCGCGGGCGAAATGGCGTCCCAGCAGGCCGCAGGGCTTGCCGCCCGTGGCACCCTTGCCCGCCGAGCCCGTTACCTCGTCGGCAACAATGCCTTGGCCAGCGCTGGCGTCGAGGCATGGGTCAGCGCCCTCGTCGGCACTGGCATCAAGGGCCAGAGCGCCCATCCCGATCCGAGCCACCGCGCAGAGATCAGTGCCGCGTTTGAGGCGTGGACAGACCTCGCCGACGCCGACGGCCTGACCGACTTCTACGGATTGCAGGCACTCGCCGCCCGCAGGATCGTCATTGACGGCGAAGCGCTCGGCCTCCTCACGACGGGCGAAGGCGGGCGTCTTGCGATCCGCCTTCTCGATCCCGAGCAGCTTGACGGCAGCATGACCCGCGAGCTTGGAGGCGGCGCACGCATCATCGCAGGCGTCGAGTTCGACGGAAGCGGTAAGCGGACCGCCTATTTTATTTTCCCGGATCGGCCCGGCCTCGGCTTCACGCTCACATCGGTTCGCGTTCCTGCCGAGAACGTCGTCCATGTGTTCCGCCCCGACGTGCCGGGACAGGTGAGGGGCATCAGTTGGTTCGCACCTGTCCTGCTTCGGCTCAACGAGCATGATCAGGCCATCGACGCGCAGCTTGTCCGCCAGAAGTTAAGCGCGATGCTCGCGGGCTTCGTCATCGATCCGAATGGTGAGGGCGCGGGCCTTGGCGATCCTCCCGCCGTCAATGGCATTCTTGAGGGCGGACTTGAGCCGGGCACCATCAAGATACTGAGCGGCGGACAGGACATCAGGTTTTCCGATCCCGCCACCATCGGCGCAGAGGCGACCGCGTTTCTCACCGTGACCGCGCGGGAGATCGCAGCGGGCCTCGGCGTTCCCTACGAGGCAATGACGGGCGATCTGTCGTCGGTCAATTACAGCAGCATAAGAGCGGGCTTGGTGGAGTTTCGCCGCCGGGCAGAAGCGATCCAGCATGGCATCATCGCGTTTCAATTCCTGCGCCCGATCTGGCGGCAGTGGCTCCTGACCGAATTTCTCAGTGGGCGGATCAAATCGCCGGGCAGCGATTTGGAAGCCCTTCTCGCGGTCAAGTGGATCACGCCGAAAACGCAATGGGTCGATCCTGCAAAGGATATCGCCGCCGAGACGGAAGCCATTGCAGCGGGCCTCATGTCACGCCGCGAGGCCATCGCAAGCCGTGGCTACGACATCGAAGCGGTGGACGCCGAGATCGCCGCCGATCATGCCCGCGAAAAATCGCTCGGCCTCGACTTCGCGCCGAAGCCTGCGCCCATGCCCGTGACACCGAAGAAGGTTGCAGTCGAATGAATGCGCCAATGAGGTCACGCCTTCCAGACTACGACATTCATCCGCTGGCGGAACTTTTTCCCTTCATGAATGAACACGATGCATCGGCTCTCGCACAGTCGATCAGGGACATCGGCCTTCAACAGCCTATCGTTCTTTACGAGGGCAAAATCCTTGACGGGCGCAATCGTTACGTTGCCTGTTCCAATCTGCGGATCATTCCAGAGTTCACACAATACCAAGGCGACGATCCACTAGGCTTCGTCATATCGGCCAATATTGCCCTCCGACACCTCACCGAGGCGCAGCGCTCGATGGTCGCCGCCAAGATCGCCAACATGCGGAGGGGGCGACCGAGCAATACTGACCGAATTCAGACAGTTTCCATTTCTCAGGAGCAAGCCGCCGATTTGCTCCACGTTGGACGGAGCAGCGTCATCGACGCCCGCACCATCATCCAGCGTGGAACACCCGAACTCGCAACGATGGTTGAACGGGGCGAGGTCGCTGTCTCTGCGGCGGCAGAGGTGGCCCGCCTGCCACGGGCTCAACAGCGCAGCATTGTTCGGGAGGGCGCGGCCAGCATCGCCAGCGCGGCGCGGGAGCAGCGGCAGGAGCGGCAAAGCCGCCCGCGAGCTGATGGAGTTACTCCGTTGGTCCGCAAGGTGCTTGCCCTGCTGGAACACGCGACACCAGCAGAGAAGAAGTTAATCAAGAAGGCTCTCAACCAATGACCGACCAGACCGTGATCCTCACGCGCCGCGCACCGATCAATTCCTCGACCTACGATCCCGAGGCACGAACGGTGGAGGCAATCCTATCGACAGGCGCAAGTGTTGAGCGTTACGACATGCGCGGTCCCTTCGAGGAACGCCTTGCGCTTGACCAGACATGGCCGGATCGCGTTCCGCTCATCGATGCACACGACAGAAGCTCGATGGATGCAGTCCTCGGCTTTGTCACAAACATTCGGACCGTGGGGAACTCCGTTTACGGAACAATTCATCTGTCGCGGCACAGCGAAACCGCGATCCGCATTTCGGCAGAACTCAAGGACGGCGCGAAGCTCGGCATTTCCATCGGCTATTCGGTGGCCGAGGTTCGCGAGGGCAAGGACGGCGAGAAGCGGACAAAGACCGCAACACGCTGGACCCTGCTCGAAGTTTCATTTGTGCCCGTCGGCGCTGACGCCGGGGCCTCAACACGCTCGAAAGGAGCAACGACAATGCCAGAACTGAACATCGAAGATCGCACCGCGATCAACGCTTCGATCCGCACCTTCGCCCGTGTGGCGGGCCTCGATCAAACATGGATCGACACGCAGATCGACGCCAATGCGACCGAGGACCTTGCACGCGCCGCCGCATTCGAGGCGATGCAAGCGAGGGGGCAGCAGACGCGCACGATCACCAGCACGGGGCACAATGATCGCAGCCTCGACAATCCCGATGTCCGCGTCCGCGCAATGGGCGAAGCGCTCTTTGCCCGCATCGCGCCATCGCATCAGGTCAGCGACGTGGCACGCGGCTTCGTCGGCCTCTCGACCGCCGAGATCGCAAAGGAATGTCTTCGCGCCGCTGGCATCAGCACGACCGGGCTTAGCGCCTCGACCGTCGTCACCCGCGCTCTGCACACCACGTCCGACTTTGCGCTCATTCTTGGCGACACCGTGGGCCGCTCGATGCGGCAGTCCTATGAGGCAACGCCGAGCATCCTCAAGCAGATCGCCCGCTCGATGACCATGCGCGATTTCCGCCGCGTCTCGCTCTTGCAGACCTCGCAGTTTGACAGGCTCGAACGTGTGGGGGAGAGCGGCGAATTTAAGCGCGGCACCTTCTCCGAGAGTGGCGAGACAATGCAGATTGCAACCTTCGGCAAGGTCTTCGGCATCACGCGGCAGGCCATCGTCAACGACGATCTGAACGTCTTCGCCGATGTGCCGCGCAAGATGGGCGTTGCCGCCGCCGTGTTCGAGGATCAGGAACTCGTCAACCTGCTTGTGGCAAATGCCGCCATGGCCGACGGCGATCCCTGCTTCCATGCGAACCATGGCAACCTCGCTGGCAGCGGTGGAGCGCCCGCCGATGCAACACTCACGGCGGCACGGCTCGCGATGCGCGATCAGGCGGACGACAGCGGCCAGCTTGTCAACTGCACGCCGAAATTCATCGTCGTCCCGAGCGAGCAGGAAACGGCGGTCGAGAAGCTCCTTGCCGCGATCTATGCGACAAGCGTTGACGACGTGAATGCATGGACCGGGAAGCTCACGGTGCTTGTCGAACCGCGCCTGACCGACGCGAAAGCTTGGTATCTCGCCGCCGATCCCGCCACCATCGACGGGCTTCGCTTTGCCCATCTTGAGGGCGAGGCGGGGCCGCAGATCGAGACGCGGCAGGGCTTCGATGTCGATGGCATCGAGACGCGCATTCGGCTCGACTTCGGTTGCGGCATCGTCGATTGGCGCGGCCTCTATAGAAATGCCGGGCAATAAACATGGCCGAGACGGTCGCCAGCCTGACGGCCCAGCTTGAGGCGCTTCAACGCGCCCGTGCCACGGGCGTGCGGCGCGTCGAGATCACCACAGGCAACGGCGTCAGCAAATCGACCGAGTACAAGGACGACGCGCAGATGGCCAGTGCCATAGCCGATCTCCAGCACCGCATCGCCGCCATTGGCGGGCGGAAGGTTTCAACAATTCTCATCGCAACATCGAAAGGACTTTGACATGAAGAACTTTGTACAGCCCGGCCACATGATCACTGTCGCCGCGCCCCTCGGGGGCGTCATCGGCGGCGCTCCCGTTCTGATCGACCATCTGTTCGGCATCGCCGCCACGACGCAGGACGCGGGCGAGCCTGTCGAGCTTGCCACCGTCGGCGTCTACGCGCTGGTCAAAGCGACAGGTGCCGTCACCGTCGGGCAGGTCGCCTATTTCGATGAGAGCGAGGGCGTGGTCACAACCACGTCCGACACCGACGCCAACGCCCGCATCGGCGTCTTCGCCGCCGCCGCCGCCGAGGCTGCGGCCACAGCACTTGTGAAGCTCGACGGATCGGCTTCGTAATTCGGGGGTGCTTTCAACATGGCGGAAAGCCCGCCCAGCCTCATGCCTCCCCCAAGCGTTGAAAAGGGCATGAGGTCGCCAAGGGTCCTTGCGCTCATGGCCAAGCGTAAAAGGTAGCCGCCCCTCCGGAGTGATCCGGCCAAGGCTATCAGGCCCGACGAGATAGCCCCCGGCCCCAAGGCCGGGTGGCATCTAACCTACTGAAAAACCACGGAGCTTTTGAATGATTTGGACTGCGCAAGTGTTTGCGCACCGGATTGGTGCGCCCGATTTTGAGGAAGCCGAATGGCCGAGGGCCGTGGTAAAAACGAGGACGCGGAGGACGGTGGCCTTGCACTTGAGGTAGCCCGCGCACTTGCGAGGCAGGCAGCGCGTGAAGATTTCAACCGAATGACGGGTCGCCGTCTCCGCGAGAAAACCACGGAGGCGAAGCCATGACCATCAAGACAAGACGAGGGGCGATTTACGCCCGCTATTCATCGGATCTGCAAAACCCCCGAAGCATTGGGGATCAGGTCGTGCTCTGCCGCGAACACGCGGCACGCATGGGCATTACGATCAGAGAGGTCTATTCCGACCAAGCCAAATCAGGCGGGTCGCTTCATGGCCGCGACGGGGTGCAGGAGATGATCCTCGCCGCGAAGCAGAAGGACTTCGATGTTCTGGTGGTCGAGAGCCTTGACCGCCTTGCACGCGATCAGGCTGACCTTGCCACGACCTTCAGGCAACTCAAGTTCGCGGGCGTCGAAATCGAGCAGGTGAACGGCGGGAAAGCGGACGCCCTGCAGATTGGTGTCCACGGTCTGCTCGGTTCCCAATACCTCCTGCAACTCGGAGAAAAGACCAAGCGCGGAATGGCGGGCAATATCCGTGAGGGCCTGAGCGCCGGGGGCAAGTCCTATGGCTACCGCCCGGTGAAATGGGAGCCGGGCGAACTTGAGATCGACGAGGCCGAGGCGGCAGTCGTGCGCCGTATCTTCGATCTTTACATCGCTGGAACATGCCCACGTTCGATTGCTGGCCTGCTCAACAGCGAGGGCGTCCCTGCCCCGCGCGGATCGAAGTGGAACGCCAGCACCATCAACGGCAACGGCCAGCGCGGCTGTGGCATCCTTCGCAATCCGCTCTACTCCGGCGTCCGCATCTGGAACCGGGTCCGCATGGTCAAGGACCCGGACACGGGCAACAGGGTCAGCCGCCCGAACCCCGAAAGCGAATGGCGGATCAGCGAGGTTCCCGCCCTTGCCATCTTGAGCAGGGAGACTTTTGAGGCCGCACAGCAGATCAAAGCCGCCCGTTCGCACGCATACACCGCTCGCGAGGTTCTGCCCCGGAAGCAGCATCTTCTTTCCGGTTTGCTCCAGTGCGGTTGTTGCGGCTCTGGATTGTCCCTCCACGGCACCACAAAGGGCCACCGCCGCGTCGGTTGCAGCCGCCGCAAGGAAAGCCGCTCTTGCGCGAATAGCAGCCGCTACTACCTCGACGAGATCGAGGAAATGGTTCTCGTCAACCTCAAGAAAGTCCTAGCAGACCCAAAGGCGCTCCGGGCCTACGTTGACGAATACCAAAAGACGATGCGGGAGCTTTCGCGCAGCGCCAGCAACAATCGGGATGCACTCGAAAGGAAGCTGGCCGACATCAAGGGGCGGCAGCGCCGCCTCCGCGACCTTTACGAGCGGGGCGTCGAGGATGACGCCGACGAGACAGCCAAGCGGCTCAACGAGCTTTCCGCTCAGGCGCGGGAAACCGAGCAGGAGCTTGAACAGGCCCGCCTAGCGGTGCCCAAGATCGAACTGCACCCACAGGCCATCGAGGCCTACAAGCGGGATATTTCGGCTCTGGCCTCACGGCTCAATCGGCTCCAAGAGGCCGATCCTGCCGCGTTGGAGCCGTTCAGAAGACTGGTGGAACGGGTCATCGTCCTTCCCGGCCATCCGACTGAAATCGAAGTCAAAGGACGCCTTGGGGCGCTGACCGTCGCGCCTGAGCGAGTGGTGATATCTATGGTAGCGGGAGAGCGAATTTCTCCCAAGCAACCACAACAGGATCAATTGGTTACGTTCTTCGAAAAGCCCATGACGCGCCTCCACAGGAGTGCTGCCAATGGCAACAAACGGAAAGCGGGCAGGACGGCTGCCTGAAGAAAATGCCGCCGCGATGGGGTATCGCGGCGGCAATAGTGGACTGCTCAACATTGCGGATTGGAGCAGTCCACTTGTAGCTCGCACATCTGCGTCTGACAAGCCCCGCGAGAATGCGCGGAGCGGTGAAAACACTTCCGGGACGGGCGCCGCAGCCGCCTTCCTGCGCGACCTCATGGAGCTTGGCCGCTACCGCTACGGCGGGCCGAGCTTTATCTTCCCTGATACCGAGGAGGGGCGCACGCACGCGCTCATCGCCCTTCGCTACGCGATCCGCGTCGACCACTCATTCACGCTGGTAGCACGGGCAGTCTCATGGGCCGCTCTCTGGTCCCCTTGGATGCTGATCCACACGCCGGGGCGGTGGCAGGAGGCGGATCTTAAATCGGCCATCTCTGCCGCCTTGCAGGTGCCGCCATCGTTTAATAGCGCAGCGGACAGCGCGTCGGTGGGAATTACATATGAGGAGTGGAAGGCGATCCGGCCCCGCCGCCTGACGCCGGGGGTGCAGCAATGAGCCGCCCGAAGTCGAAGGCCAAGGCCAACGCGAAAGCCGAACAGAAGCTTTGGGGCAAGGAGGCCAAGGAGCCGTCCGGGTTCGACATTGCGATCAAACGCCAGCGGGACGTGAACGTGCTTTTGGCCGACCGCCACGGCGGCACAAAGGACGATTTCGCGATGCCGGACGACGAAATGACGCGGCGCATCCTGCCAGCCGTCCTGCCCCACCACATCCGCTACGAGAACCCCGAGCGGCGCATCCTCAACTGGCTCTGCAAGCACTGCCCTTGGATGGCAGCGGAGGAGATGTGGCAGCTTGTCCGGAGTGCATTGCGCGCACAGGGACGTATCCGGTCCGACGCGCACCTTGGGAAGCTGTTCGGCCTCAGCTACGAGGACATGCGGCGGCTCAAGATAACAACCATGCTCCCTCCCAACATGACGCGTGCGCAGGTTAGGGCAAGGTCGAAGGATGCTCTCAACGAGAGGCGGCGGAAGGCAGCCCGCGCGGCGGGCGTCAAGCCCCGCGAGGAGTACGAGGCGCAGGGCCTGAACAAGACTAAACCTTGGGTAGCGCTTGGCATCAAGAAGCGCTGGTACTTTGAACTCAAGAGGCGGGGCCAGCTTCCCGGTGCGGATGGGACTGCACAAGTACCGTCAGACAAAGAAGGGTGTAACCCTTGTGACGTACCGAACCAGTGCAGTGCAGATATTAAGAACGACGCGGGAAGCACCGAAGCAGGGCGCGGGCTTGAAGCCGCGCCTGATCAGACGTCGGCAGAGACGGAGCGACAGGCTCCCCGAAACCGCGCCAGCGGTTTTGCGTCTCGGCGCAGCGCTAGCGAAGCCGCCTCACGCGTCCTCCTTGCAACGGTTCAGCGCGCACCATCCCTTATGAGGGTTCGGATCATCGCAACAGCAATCAAGGTAACAGCCACGGAGGTAGCATGAACACGGCAAATGTCATCACGGTGGACTTCAGCAGGGCGCGCGCAGACGCGCCCATGACGGAGCGGGGCGGGGCAACGATCCACCGCCTGACGCCAGAGCTTCACCCTGACAGCATCATCGCAATCCGCGTCAGTGAACTCACGCGGCTCCTGCATCACCGCTACCCGGGCGGAGATCACAGCAGCACAGACGCGATCGACATCATCCGCGTCGTCCTCGACCACTTCGCCAATCTTCGCAATGGCGCGCCACACATTACCGCATGGCTGGCGCAGCACTCCCCGCAGCAGGCGCCGCGCGAGGAAATCGCAGCCGAGTGGCCGCGCGGGAGGTATTGGAGGGCAGAACCCCTTGGCGTCCACCTTGGGCTTCTGGCTGATGAGGCCCACGCATGTGAAATCACCACGATCGGGTCGCGCACCTCGCGGCGGAAGTGGAAGCAAGCATGATAGGAGGCAATAGGAGGCCCGTGGGCGGGCATCTCGCCCGACCCTGCCCCAACACCACGCAGACCCTGAGCGCCGAAATTCGACCGCTCAAAATCGCGGCGCGGGTTCTTCCCGCGCAGAGGAGAAGGGGTGCCATCGGCTCCGAATTAGATGAATGAAACGGGTTAGATCATGGCAAACGATCCAGCAGTTCAGACTGTGTTCCGGTTGGAACGATTGGTCGCAGTCCTTGAGCAAGGCCGCGCGCCAGACCCGGAAGATACTGCTCTCTTGGCTGATGCCGTCCGGGCGGTGAGGTCGGGAAAGATTTCCTCTCTTGATGCGGCACTCGGGTTGGCAGCGGGCCGGGGCCAACCGCCCTTGTCGAGGCGATTGGCAATCCACACGCGTAACCTCCACCTCCGTGCAGCAGCCGAGCTTCTGGCGCCCAGTGCAAGTATATCGACACGAGCCGAAAAGCTCCTTCAGGCCGACGAGCGCTATCGGTCGGGTCGTTGGCAGCGGGATCGCCTCTGCTCCGACTGCCCGCCTGACATCGTCGGCAGTGTGGACGGTCATTTGTGGGAGGCTCGCCATTCACATGGTTACATTCCTATTTCACAACGCGCACTGGAATGCATACTCACGAAGGGAGATCGCTGAGGTCCTTTCGTGGAATACTCTTCATTGAGATGGCATAGTGTCTCCACAGCTTGGAGAAGAAGTCTCAATGTTGGCACAAATGAAAGAAGGCCTCGCGCGCATCCTTTCAACCGACGCATCGTCTCCGCTTGATCGGCTTCCCGCCGATGCTCGCTCCGTCCTGCGTCATTTGATGGAACGCCAGTCGGACCTGACCGCAGCCACTCTTGCGCTCACCGAAAGGCACGAAGAAACCCGGGTTGCTGCGCAGCGCCTGAGGCAGCAGATCGAAGTCATGGCTCATCCCGTCCGCGCACGCGAACATGGAAGGCATCCGCTCGCCAGTGATGATCCTCGCCTGCAGGTCGAACGCGGTCGTTTGCAGGCTCTTCAATCTGAGTTGGCCGAAATGCAGGCCTCGCTGTCCGCTCGCTCGGAAAAGCTCGCTCGTCTCAGTCAATTCATCAACCGTTTGACGAGATACGTTGAGAGCCTGCAAGGTCACAAGGTCGTTCCCGCAAGTTCCCCCACTCCCCGCATGTCGAGATCTGACCCTCGGCAAGCGGTAGAACAGGCCCGGCGGGAGATCGCAAGGCTGCGCGCTGACCTTCGCGAAATCGAAGCCGCACCCCATCCCTCGGATGTTGTGAAGATGCGCGCTCGCCAAGCCATCGAGGCGTTGGCAGCGCGAGGACGGCCAGATGTTGACGTCATGGTTGCGCACGGGGAAACCGCCCCGGCTTGGCCGACGCTCTCGCTTCGCGTCAACCTTTCGGCGTCGGTCGCCAATCCCGAGGCGGCCCACCCAATCATTGGCTTAGGTCACGCGCAGCATGCGGACACCTTGGCCCTCATGGCATGGCTGCACCAAGACGCCTTCATCGCCAAGCTTGAAGCAGAGATTGAAGAGCAGTCCGACGATGCGAGGGCTTTGACGGACGAAGCTCGTGCTAGCCGGGTCGCAGAGATCAAGTCAGCCATCCTCGCCGCTGAGCGCGAAGAGGAAGCTGTTATCCGGTTGACCGAGCGGGATGGCAGCGAGTTAGAGAGGCGGGTCGACGCCGATCCGCGAGCCGTTCTGTCTATCAGTTCGGAGGCACCAGCACCGACAGAGTGAGGGCGGGTCCCGGCCATACGACTATAACTGCCGACGCTGCTGAGTGCGGGCGCGCCGGGTGGCGGCAGTGGCGGGCGCGGTGGGTTCATACGCCGCGCCCGCTTCCAAGCAGGTCTGTCTGTGGCAGACTTGAAGTGTGCAGCAGCAGTGGCAATACTGTGCGTATGACGCCGGAGACCACGCAACAACTGATCTATCGGACTGCTAACCGACTGTTCGGCCAGCCGATCATTCAGAACCAGTTCCGCTCGACATTCGTTGAGGCAATGATAGAGCCGTATTTGGCTGATGCAGGGTGGCGATACGTCGGTAGCGACTGGAACGGGTGGGACTTCGAACGGAATGGCCAGCGCCTCGAAGTCAAACAGTCTGCACGTGTGCAATCGTGGTCATTCGCTCGTAGGAAGCTCACACGGCCGACTTTCGACATTGCACCGCGCACGGGATACTTCCATGAGAACGGCGCCTCTTGGGTATCACTGCCCGGGCGAATTGCTGATGTCTATGTCTTTGCATGGCACGGCGTTGAGCCTTATGGTCCATTGGCTGATGGAAATCCGTATCCCGTTGACCAACGTGACGCGTCGCAATGGGTCTTCTATGTTGTTCCAGCTTCCGCATTACCCGCCGACGCGAAGACGATCAGCCTACGCACGATTGAAAGAAGATTGCCCGTGCAAGCCGTGCCAATCGAGAAGCTCTCTATTGAAATCGAAGGTTCATTGAAGAGGGTTCGTGAGGTGCAAGCTACAGCGTCTTGGGCCATTCTTGATCCTAGCTAGCGTCCATTGTGGGAATTGATGAAGACTATCACTTGGAACATGAGACGTGCCAGTGCAGGACATGCTAGCTGGCAAGTAGTGCGCGAACTGGACCCCGACATTGCGTTCCTTCAGGAGGTCGTTGATGTTCCGCAGGACATAACTTCCTGTTACTCAGTAGCGAAGGCGCATGCTGTCAAGCAGTCGGGGGAGCCGCAGAAGTTCTTGAATGATATTCTCAGCCGAATTCCACTCACCCATCCTCCATTGATCAAGTCCAAACTCGAATGGGTAAACAGCGAGAGAGTGTTTTTCAGTGGAAACATGCTCTTTCGCTCCGCTCAGATTGCTCGCTCTAATGTTGTCTTTGTGTGCGTCTATAGCCCGGCTTGGCCCGTTGCGGAGCAGAGACTTAAGGGGATTGATGTCAGCGGAGTGTAATTGGCTCTCAATCCAAATGTCTGGTGTACTGAGATCATATGGAAGCTGCTTGCAGACTTCGATGAGTTTGCCGATTATGAATGGATAATAGGCGGCGACTTCAATAGCTCCGAGACGTTCGACTATATGTGGCCCGGTGGGCCAAGGGGCAACGCACAGATAATGGAGAGGTTTGAAGCTCTAGGGCTACGTGACGCACTTCGAGAAAAACAGCGAGCGCTTGTGCCAACCTTTAAGAACCCATGAAATGGGAAAGCCATTCATCAACTCGACAAACTGTACATGAGTAGCGCATTGATGAGGGGGTTGCTCTCATGCGAGACAGGTTCGCATAATCGGGTATTTACCAACAAGCTCTCAGATCACCGCCCGATAATTGCGGAGGTCGACGTAGCGCGTGCAGAAGCTGCTCCTGCGCCGCAAAGACCGCTCTCTGTTTAGATCATCGCAGTCCCGGCCCGCTTGAAGTCACTAAGCCGTACCCAATGGTTCTTGCCTCGTTCGGCCCGCCAGAACCACCAACCATAGACCGGGCGTCCTATTGCAGCGATCGCCGCTGACCTCAGAGACGCGTGCTTCGTTCCCTTGAACCATACGGTTCCGTCCTTGCGCAGTCTAGCGGTGAATGTCTCCCCTTTGTGGGTAGCTCGAAGCCTCGCACCATTCGGAAAAAACTTGAGAGCCTTGCTGCCGTTGTCGGTGACTAATCTCTGCTTTCTCGCGGCCATCTTTCGTCCTAGCAGCAGCGCCATCTCGCCGGATTGCTTCTCCCGGATCGCCTTCCGGATATGAGGGAGCATGTTCGTGGACGCCTTCACATTCCCTCTCAATCTGTTTCCCTTGGGCAGCGTGACGCGCAAGATGAGCGCTTCAATCTCCTTGATATGTTCGTCGTTCACCGTCAGGAAGATGGAGAAGCGATCCCACTTCTGCTTGTGTCGATCTCGTAGATGAGCCTTAAGCCTACCGGATAAACTCTTGGCAAGGCCAATGTAGTACAATCGATCTCGTCGATAGAGCGTGTAGATGCCAGAGTTCCGTCCTACGAATTTTCTTATGATGTCCGGATGCCTTGCCAGAAGCTCGCTGGAAACGTTTTCAAGGTGCAACCGAACTAATGCAGTCCGCTTCTGTTTCTTCGCCATCCGATTGATCCGCTAATGTACTTCAGTCACCGAATAATTCTGCGTGTGAGGTATCCGAAGTAGGCTTTACCATTTCCTCCATGTAAAGTGGCAAATGGTGTCTGCCATCATCCCGCTCGTCAGCGATGTTGGGGCCAACGCTGTGGACTTCTGGCATGACGTGTTCCGGCGCTTGGTCGTCTCTAGCGGAAGGCTGTCGGATTAGGAAATGCTCAGGTGACAAGACAAAACAGCACGTTAAGATGACTAACGGGCGAACAAATTAGTGGGGGCTGAACTTGAGCTTGCGCGATCTACTCGAAAAGTACCGGGCTGGCTCTTTATCAGAGCGCGAGAAGGGTACCTACTTTGAACGCCTAGTGAAGGTCTGGCTGGAGCATGCTCCAACGCAGAGGGTGCAGTTCAGCCGCGTGCTGATGTTTGCCGATTGGGCGAAGGAAAATCGCGCCGATCAGCGTGACACGGGGATCGATCTTGTTGCCCAACTTGCCGACAGCCCTGACGATTGGTGCGCCATCCAGTGCAAGTTCTATCGGGAAGGCTATCGTCTCCAGAAGGCGGATATCGACAGCTTTTTCACAGCCTCGGGCAAGCGTCCTTTCACCCGACGCCTGATCGTTGACACTACTGGCGTGCAGTGGAGCGAACACGCGGAAGAAGCGCTGCGTGATCAGATCGTCGAGACCACCCGCGTCGGCCTCTCTGATCTGGAAGACAGCGGCATTGACTGGCACGCTTTTGCAATCACCGAGAACGTCAAGCTCCTCGACAAAAAGAAGCCTCGCCCTCATCAAGTTGCAGCGCTTGACGCGGTTAGAGAAGGACTGAAAACAGCAGACCGTGGCAAGCTGATCATGGCCTGCGGGACGGGCAAGACCTACACTGCTCTTCACATTGCTGAACAGCTCGTTGGCAAAGGCGGGCGCGTCTTGTTCCTCGTGCCATCACTTTCTCTCATGTCTCAGTCAATCCGAGAGTGGTCGATTGATGCCAACATTCCTCTACGGTCCTTCGCCGTTTGCTCCGACAGTCAGGTCGGCGTCCGCAAAGCCGCTGATGGCGACGTGGCAGACATTGACGTTCACGACCTTGAAATTCCGGCGACGACCAAGGGTGCAACGATAGCGGCTAAAGCCACTCTTTTGGCCCCGGACAGTATGACGGTCATTTTCTCGACCTACCAGTCGATCCAAGCGATCTCCAGCGCACAACTCTCCTATGGCCTCCCGGAGTTTGATCTCATCATCTGCGATGAAGCGCATCGAACCACAGGTGTAAAGCTCGCCGATGAAGAGGAAAGTAACTTCATTCGAGTTCATGATGCAGCCTATATCAGTGGGAGGAAACGTCTTTACATGACCGCTACACCGCGCATCTTCGGAGAAGCGGTAAAGAAGACAGCGGACGAAGCCAATGCTGTTCTATGCTCTATGGACGATGAGAGCCTGTTCGGTGAGACACTTTTCACGCGCAACTTCTCATGGGCGGTGCAGAACGGTCTACTGACCGATTATAAGGTCATTGTGCTTGCGGTCGATGAGGAAGCCGTTAGCGCTGGCGTGCAGCGCCTCTTGGCGGATGAGAACAGTGAGTTAAAGCTTGACGACGCCACTAAGATTGTTGGTTGTTACAAGGCCCTCACCAAGGCTGATCTGAAGTCGGATGTTGCCGGGGATACTGGTCCGATGCGTCGTGCCTTGGCATTCGCCAAGGACATCAGGCGTTCCAAGCTTGTGGAGACGGAGTTTGCCCGTGTTGCACAAGAGTGGCGTAATACGTTGGACGAGAAGGTAGCTGCAACAATCCCGCCGCTGGAAGTGAAAGTACAGCATGTCGACGGAGGTTTCAGCGCGCACGCCCGCAACGAGCGCTTGGCGTGGTTAAAGGACGTGCATGCAGACACAGATACCTGTCGCATCCTAACCAACGCACGCTGCCTCTCTGAAGGCGTAGATGTGCCAGCGCTCGATGCAATTTTGTTCCTCCATCCAAGAAAGTCGCAGATTGACGTAGTGCAGTCGGTTGGGCGTGTAATGCGCCGCGCCGATGGCAAGAAGATGGGTTATGTAATTCTGCCCGTAGCTGTTCCAGCAGGTAAGGCCCCTGAGGAGGCGCTAGATGACAACGAAAAATATCGCGTCGTCTGGCAGATACTAAACGCACTTCGGGCGCATGATGATCGTCTAGATGCGACGATAAACAAGATAGACCTCGGTGTTGATCCCGATGACCGCATCGAAATCATTGCCGTCACAAACCAGATGCCCACGCGATCGGAGCCGAAGAAGACTGGCATCGACCTTGGGCAAGGCGGCGGAGCTGGTGACGCGGAACCCGGGGACGAGCAGCCAGAGCGGCCGCGCAAAAGCGGACAGAGTACTTCATCTCAGCTTGATTTTCAGTTTGACGAGTTTGCAAAAGCTATTATGGCGCGGATCGTTAAGCGCTGTGGCACTCGTACCTATTGGGAAGAGTGGGCCAAGGATGTTGCGCGCATTGCTGAAGTCCATGTTACACGCATCCGTGCCGCCGTTAAAGCAGCGGGATCAGCAGAACGAAGAGCATTTGACGCGTTCCTCGCGGAAATTCGTGATGACCTGAATGAGAGCATCACTGAAGAAGAAGCCATTGAAATGCTCGCCCAACATCTCATAACGCGTCCAGTGTTTGAGGCGCTTTTCGAGGGCTACAGTTTTGCCTCCAACAACCCGGTTTCAAAAGCATTGCAGGCCGTTCTAGATGTACTCGATCGCCAGCATTTGGAGAAGGAGGCCGAGGCTCTTCAGAAGTTCTACGCAAGCGTCAAGATGCGAGCACAAGGTGTTGATGATGCAACTGCGAAGCAGAAGATCATCGTCGAGCTTTACGACAAGTTTTTCAAAGCGGCGTTTCCTAAGCTCACAGCCCGATTGGGTATCGTCTACACGCCAGTAGAAGTGGTGGACTTTATCATCAAGTCTGTTGATGAAGCCCTGCAAGCCGAGTTTGGTCAGACGCTTGGCAGTGAAGGCGTCCACATTATTGATCCTTTCGTTGGGACGGGCACTTTCATCACTCGGCTGCTGCAATCGGGCCTAATTAGGCCTGAGCAAATGGCACACAAATATAGACATGAAATCCACGCCAACGATATCGTGTTGCTGGCTTACTATATCGCGGCCATAAATATCGAGGCGGTTTACCACGAGCAGATGGGTGGGGAGTATGAGCCATTCCCCGGCATCTGCCTCACCGATACATTTCAACTATACGAGCAGGAGCGTGATCTTGTTAGTGACATGATGGCGGTTAACTCCAACCGACGAACTCGGCAGAAAGAGCTCGATATTCGCGTCATTATTGGTAACCCGCCCTATTCTGTTGGCCAAGGAAGCGCCAACGACAATGCCGCCAACATTGAATATCCGAGGTTGGATAACCGCATTCGAGAAACCTATGCGGCACGGACAGATGCGGTGAGTAAGAACTCTCTCTATGATAGCTACATTCGTGGAATACGTTGGGCGAGTGATCGTATTGGCGACAGGGGCGTTATAGGCTTTGTTACCAACGCCGGGTGGATAGACACGGCAGTCGCTAACGGTTTGCGAAGGTGCCTAGAAGAGGAGTTTTCAAGCTTGTATGTTGTCCATCTAAGGGGCAACGCACGCACGTCAGGCGAACAACGGCGCAAAGAGAAAGACAATGTATTTGGCCAAGGTAGCCGTACTCCTGTAGCCATTGCTATTTTGGTGAAGAACCCTGTCTCCGCTGACCATTGCTCCATTCGGTTTTACGATATTGGCGACTACCTCTCCAAGGAGCAGAAGCTCGCTCTCACCGCTCGCGCAGGGAGTATTAATGGCCTTACAGCAGCCAATTCTTGGTCGACTATAACTCCCGATGAACACGGAGATTGGCTAAACCAGCGCGACAGCAGTTTTGATGAGTTCATTCCGCTTGGTGATAAGGACAAGACTACGAAGGGCGCACTTTTCTCAAACTATTCTGCCGGCTTAAAAACTCAGCGCGACGCGTGGGCTTATAATTTCAGTCGGTCAGCGCTGTCTGAAAACATGCAGAGAATGATTACGTCCTATGACCAAGAGTTAGAACGATTTAACGCTGCGCACGTCGGAGCCGATCGAAAGGCTAGAGGTGAAGCCGTTGACGATTTCGTTGATGCTGATGCAAGAAGGATTAGCTGGACGCGCGCATTGAAGGCGGACATAGCGAAGAACAAGAAATTCTCTTTCGACGCTGCGTCTATGACTTCAAGTCTTTATAGGCCGTTCTCTAGGCAATGGCTCTATTACAGCCGTAACTTTAATGAGATGGTCTACCAAATGCCGCGTCTCTTCCCGATAGGAGAAAGCGCTGCAGAAAATCGACTTATCTGCATTCCCGGGAATGGCACGCTCGATAGTTTTTCAACTCTGATGACTTCAGCAATACCGGATCTGAATATGTCTCCAACAGGAGGAACGCAGTGCTTCCCTCGCTATCTCTATGATATTGTTGAGGCTCATGAAAATGAGATGGAGCAAGGTGAATTACTGGAAGTCCCTCAGGCAGGTCGAATAGTTCGCCGGGATGCCATCACAGATGCCGGGCTGATGCACTTTGCAGATGCCTATCCGGCCGAAGTGATTAGCAAGGATGATGTGTTCTATTACGTCTATGGTTTGCTGCACTCCGAGGAGTATCGGGAACTCTATGCTGATAACCTCGCCAAGCAGTTGCCGCGTATCCCCCTAATGAAGCGCGCTGAAGATTTCCGCGCCTACGTGACTGCGGGTCGTCTACTGGGCGATCTACATGTCAATTTCGCGGACGCTGAGCCATACCCGGTGACGATCAAAGAAGGTGACTTGCGGCTCGCCAATATCGCTGATCCCTTTTCCTATTTCCGTGTCGAGAAGATGAAGTTCGGGGGAAAGCGCCCCAACCAAGACAAAAAGACGGTGATCTACAATTCCAAAATTACCATTACGGGTATCCCGTTGGACGCATATGACTATGTGGTCAACGGGAAGCCAGCGTTGGAATGGGTCATGGAGCGTCAATGTGTGAAGACCGACCCGGCGAGCGGGATAGTGAATGACGCCAATCGCTATGCGGTTGAGACGGTGGGTGACCCCGCATATCCATTTGAGCTATTCTGTCGGGTCATCACTGTCAGTCTTGAGACATTGAAGATTGTTAGGGGCTTGCCGCCCCTTGATGTCAGTGGCGCAGTACCAAACGCGGGGTGAAGGCGGGAGTTGGTTGGTGTAATGGTGTCACCGCAATGGCAGAGGTAAGTCAGATTGTTAGATATCTAGATCATCTCTAGCTTTGATGGTGGAAATGAAGGTCTGCCATTCGCTCGTAGAAGCCACACCGCTCGCAGATGCCCTGTTTACCGCGGAGGCTATGTCAGAAGGTATTCTAATCGTCAATAGACGGGCTTCCTCTTGCTCTTCGCCCTTCGTGACTTTGAGCTTCAACATCTTCATTGCTTCGGTCAGGCGGTTGGTCAGTTGGACCTCTAGATTTGAACCCACTCGCTGCTTGAACTCTTGCCTTAGCCAGTCGTTCAGATAAGTATCATTGTTGTAAGTGGTCCCGTAATCTCCATCTCTTGATACTATAATGACATTCTTTTTCGATCTCTTGGCGCAATCTACGATCCATTCCCAATTGACCGCGTCTCCAATCGAGGTGTCATCCTTCTTCCTCGGAGGATATCCAAGGAACCAACGTTTCCAAGCAAGCCGTCGGATGGAGTGGCGGCTCGGTTTTGTGCGAGATAGATGGCAGTCACCGTCAGATTTGAAAAGGCGCTGGACACATTTGTACACTTCATCATTCTTCAAGGGATCTAGAAGTATCTTTTCAATACGGTTTCGTATTCGCTTCTGTTGAGTGTCGATCTCTGATACTGCCTTCTTTATCAACTCGGCTGGCCTAGCCTCAATAAGAATTGGGGGAAACTGCTTGGCATCACCATTCGCGTTTTTAATGCTCTTGATTGTCTCCATAATCACCTTTTGCCGGTGTTTCATGAACTCCATTTGAACTTGGCTGCCCGTGATGATCAAGGCATGGTTTTGATCGATGAACTGAAGTTGCCGTTTGGCGGGTTCGCCAGACGCCATTCTATAGAAATCGAGAAGAACATTTGTGTCTATGAAGACAAGCCATCCGGTATCTGCTCCCCGTGCCACAGACCTAATCCCTCGTTATTCCAAGCGGGGATTACCCTAGTGAGTTTACCTGTGGGGTCAATCCACCTATCGCCGAATTGCGGGGTCTGATGAAGCGGCAACTCTGCCCGCGGCCTCCAAACCTGCTCGATGTAGAGCAGGTCATCTCCCCATGGTCGACTGCCGTTTCCATGTTGCCAAAGCGCTTCGCGCTCGGACAGAGGACTGCTAGCACCCGGTGGAGCTTGCTGTACGCTCCCGATTTATGGGCGCACCCCGAGATCAGTGGCCGCCGCGCTCCGCAGAGCATTGGCAGCGGAAGCGGTCCCACAGGCATTAGCACCTTTGTTGATGTTCGCATCGAAATGCTTATGACTGATTGCGATTGGAGAAGTGGTGATGCGCTTTTTTCGCGGTATAGCTGTTCGGCCAGACCAAGCCGCCGAGATACGTCAGAAAATTCTTGGTTGTGGCCTTGGAGAAGGGGACGGTTGGTGGGACATGCGGCTGAGACGTCCGCCGAACAGAATAGCCTTATTTTCGAAAGACAACCTTACGACAGAGGATACTCGATCCGACGAATTGGAGGAACTGCCATTCGTGTGTGCTTGCGGCGAATTCAATGGCGCAGCGTATTATGCTTGTTCGCACAATTGGTCAGAGCAGAACAATGTTCCGCTGATCATTGAGTTCGATGTCGATGCTAGATCTGTGGCCTTGGATGGACGGGACTTTCTGTACAGGGCTTTTCAGGGGGGACGCCCTGAGATAGCAAGGCCCGTGCTTGTAGATTGTTTCGGTCCCAACATATTGCAGTACGTCGACCGAGCGTGGCGTTCCGACGATCAACAGTTTCGAATAGCCATGTGTGATCTTGCTATCCAAGATCCCGCTGTCATCAATGATCATTACAGGAATACGCGGGTCATTGCAGGTAGACACAAGACGGTGTTCCGCAATGCCTTCTTGATCCAACTTCCTGTGCCGGCTTCTGCGATCATTTCTGTCCGGACTGACGTGACTTTTGAGTTTCCTGTCATCGACTATACGCTTGACGACATAGGGTGATGGGTAGAGTGGTCACTCGCCTCTCCCATTTTCCCAAGGGACCGTACTCGTCCGGCAGTCTGCGGGGCCGCGGCCTCGCGATGTTCGCACGTTTTATTTCGTTTCCGAAAGCAGTTTTGATTTGGAGCCGCGCCAGCCTAGGCGGCCTCACCCCTTTGCATTCAATTAAAACTTAATTTCGAAAGCCGAAAAAATTCCCGCAGTTCGGGGGCGGCGCTCCCCGCGCGTTGGTAGCCGTGATACGGTCCCTACGGCGACATTGTCATTGGCGTGGAAAAGGTATGGTGATCTGTTTTCTCAGAAGCGAAAGAGGCGTATCTTTTCGCCTAGCTTGATTGCCCATTATTGAGGCGGGGGTCGCTGAGTTTCTTCCCTGTTCGAACCACCCGGTGCGCGTGATTGAACGCACCGGGAACAGGGATCAGAAAGCAGCCAAGGCAGCATGCTTCGGGAATGACCCGGCTGCAGCCACCAGACCCCACGATGCAGCCTTCCGACCCTAGGCCGGAAGGCATCTAACCTTTTGATTTTTCAAGGGAGACACAACCATGAACGCAACCGCTTTCTTGCAGGCGGGGCGAATGCGCCCGCCCGACTTTAGGGACTTTGGATGGCCCAAAGCCATGGTAAACGTGACGACGATGCGGAGGACGGCGAGCAGCGCCGGGAAATCATCCGCGCGCTCGCACGAATGCACGCGCGCCGCGATTTCAACCGGGTGATGCGAGCCAGCCCTCGTGGAACCACGGAGGCGAAAGATGAGTGAGAAGCTGCGGGCTGCCCTTTATGCAAGGTATAGCACCGCCAACCAGTCGGAGCGGTCCTGCGGGGATCAGCTTCGTATCTGCCGGGAATATGCCAAGCGCAATGGCTACAGTATTGAGAAGGAGTTTTCCGATGAGGCCGCTTCTGGCGGCACCACCTTCGGAAGGCCAGACTTCGCTGCATTGATCGCGTTTGCTGAGAGTGGCGGATGCGACGCGATCATTGTCGAGCAACTCGACCGCTTGTCACGCGACATGGAAGACCTCGCGGGCATCTTGAAGCGGATGCGATATTGCAATGTGCGACTGATCGAGGTCCACGGCGGCGAGGCCAGCACAGCAACGGTGGGCCTCCGTGGCCTCGTGGGGCAGCTTTTCCGAGAAGACACCGTTCACAAGACCCGGCGCGGAATGCAGGAGCGGGTCAAGGATGGCCTGTCGGCTGGCGGCAGGGCCTATGGCTATCGCCCGGCTCCGGGCAAGCCGGGAGAGCTTGAGATTGTAGAGGCCGAGGCAGCCGTGGTGCGCCGCATCTTCAAGGAGTACATCGCAGGCCAATCCGCCAAGGCCATCGCAAAGAGCCTCAACGAGGACGGTATCCCTGCCCCGCGCGGATCGTCATGGGCGAACAACACGATCACAGGAAACGCGAACAGGAGGAGCGGCATCGTCCAGAACAAGCTTTATTGCGGCCACCTCGTTTGGAACAAGGTTCGGATGGTTCGCGATCCGGCGAGCGGCAAGCGGATTTCACGGTCGAACCCGTCCGAGCTTTGGCACCGCGCCGAGGTGCCGCACCTCGCCATCATCGACGCTGATGCCTTCGCCAAAGCACAGAGCCGGAAGGCGGAAAGCGCCCAACGCCATGCCAAGGGCGAGCGCGCGCCGCGCGTGAAGCATCTCCTTGCAGGCCTGCTTAAGTGCGGCAGCTGCGGAAAGGGAATGAGCATTCAAGGCAAGATGGGCGGCAGGCGGCGGGTTCGCTGCACCGACGCGGACAACGGCGGGCTTTGCACCAATCGGAAGCCCTACTACCTTGATGAGATCATCTCGACGGTCGTCGGTAATCTGAGGGACTGGCTGGCCGATCCGCAGGGCGTCAAGGACTACGTCGATGCCTACCTTGATGAATGGCGCGCTGCCGCCTCGCAGGCGGTTCGCGAGCGCGATCAGGTCGCCCGGAAGCTTGCCAATGCGGAACAGGGCCTATCCCGCCTTGTGGACGCGCTGGCGGCTGGCACCCTGCCTTCGGACGTGGTCGCGCCCAAGGCGCGCGAGTTGGAGGCCGAGCGCGAAAGCCTCAAGGCACGGCTCGCTATGGCCGAGGAGGCGGTGCCGAAGATCACCCCCCATCCGGGCTTGGTGCAGCAGTATTGGAAGACAATGGACGAATTGGCCGAGAACCTTGAGGCCCTGCGGGATGAAGGCCCGGAGGCATTCGAGGCGGTTCAGAAGCTGGTCGGGCTGGTAAGCGTCTCCCCCGGAAACCCGGCTAATATCAAGGTCGAGGGACGCATAATGGCGCTGATTGAGCAGAAGAAGAACGCCAAACCAAGGAAGTTGCTTGGAGTGGTAGCGGGAGAGGGACTCGAACCCCCGACCCCAGGATTATGA